TTATCCCCTGAACCCTGGTGGAATTTCGGTGTCCGGTTCAGAAATGTGATTCACACAACGCTGGTTGTTCGTGCCGCTTACCGGGAGCAACCAGGGGTTTTCAAAATTCCGGTCCGGTCCAAAAAACGTCGTCGCTCGCTGAACAAATTCCGTTCCCGCTTTCCCGGTCGCCGCCAGGTATCTCGCATAACGCCTCACACCATCCAGCATGGTCTCTGGTGGCACCCCCTCGCGCAATCTGGCCTTCCAGGCACTGAATGCGGATTTCTTCGGGTTTGCCCCGGCACGCAACGGGTATTCCCGCCAGACCTGTTCGAACACATCCGGATAATCCACTCGTCCCACAGGCCGCCCGGTGTTTTCCGGGACTACCCGATCGGCTTCCCGCTGAATGGCGGAATCGACTTCAGGCTGCTGCAGTTGGTGTGATTGCTCCGCCCCTGCGGTCATCGCCTGCTGCACAGCGCCCGAATCGGCTTTCAGCGCATACGCCGAATCGGCTTCCGGTGTCGTGCCTGCTGGCTGACCAGAATTTACGGTCTGAACATCCCCTGCCTGGTTCGTGGTGTTTTTTTCGCCATGAACCATAGTGTTTTTGTCCTGTTCCTGTTCTTTCTCCTGCTCCTGTTCTTGGCTTCGAAGCCCCTTAAAAGCCCCTTCAAAGCCCCTTACCGAATTTCGGCTATTATTCCGCCTCACATCAAGATGGAAATCCGTTTTATATCTGTCGTAAAACGCTGACAGAAAAGCGTTTTCAGGTAATGATGCATACTCATTCCTGACACCTGCACAACGGTTATCGCCTGGCTTCAACGTTTCCCCAACCTGCCAGGCTGCCATTTCATGGACCCAGACCATCTCGGCATCATGGTCATAGCTACAAAAACCAGCTTCAACAGCCCTTTTAAGCCCCTTTGAAGCCCCTTCCAGACCAAGCCCGGTTTCATGAGCAAGGTATAAAACTGGCAGGTAATACAAACCCAGCATATTTGCGTGAGGGGATGTCATCAGGTAAAAAGCAACAACTTGCGCTTCTGCACCCGCCTTTCTAAGTTCTCTCCCCGTTTCTCCCAGCCAGAATCGCGGAGAAACTTTTGCGTAATCACGCATGGCTACCTCATCTGGTGCCGAACCTTCCTCCGGATATAATCTGTGGTTCCCAATCAACAGAACCAGAGGAGGTTCGACATGTATTTTTTGAAAAGCCTTTATCAGGCTCATGTATTAAATGTTGCAGCAACAAACCGCTGGTGTAACAGCCCCGAAATGCTCCCGGATTACAGAGCCTGGCTGCGCGCCGAAACATACCTTCGTCTCGACATATTGATTAGCGAACTTCAAAAAGAGACTGCATCCATTCATAACCTTCAGGGTATCGACGCTGTTCGCATTCTGGTATCGCGCCATAGTGCTCTCTCAATAATTGAAGTGCGTCATCTCTCTTTTTCTGAACTGATTTTCTTGCTTCAACCAGCTCTGGAATCAGCGAATATCCCACCGAAAGTGATCCAATACCCACCTCATGTTGACGAGCAGTTACAAGATGTGCCATACAACCAGCGTGCTGGATTGACTCCCTGCTCAGAGGCTGAATGGGATCACTCTCTGCTGAAGAAATACCAAGATTTGTATAATCCTCAATAAGCCCGGCACACGCTTCTGCATCAGCCAGCTTTATTCTGGTTTCCTTGCGCTGTTCTCTGGCTGACAAACGCCAGAGCAGCGCATTAGCTTTATGTATCAACCACTCTGCCAGCTCCACATCAGATAAACCGCCACGCCAGATGTGCGGACTGTTTTCGTAAACGCTCAGTGTCAATTTTTTGTCATTACTCATATTTATTACCCAATTAATGCACAGCCAGAGTGTTTCCTGCCGGGCCACCACGATTCATCTGATCGAACAGAACGATCGCTGATGCAACGAAATCATCAATATCTTTCACCAGCCGTTCCTTCGTCTCTACCAACTCCCGAAAATAAGCGGAACTGTGGCTGCGCATTCGGGCCACCAGCGGAGGCGGCATCGCTTTTTCGATCGCTGGTAACAACGCCTGAATTTTTTTAACCGCATCAGGAGTGTCTTTCTCCACCCAGCGGAAAATTTTCTGGGTGTTACGGCCCAGGGCTTCCGGATGGCTGTCGTCGTACAATTCCGGGAACGTCATACCGAGTTCGAAATACGCTTTGGTAATTTTCGCAGCCGGAACTTTTTCACCGTTCAGATGTGCCCAGGCATTCATCGCCATGCGGATGTGTTCATGCTTGATTTTCATGAATCACTATTCCTCTCGCCATGAGTGGTATCCTTCTTTTTGTAAAGTTCTGGGTTCAAAGATAACTTCCCCTTGGAGTATGCTGCGGCTTCCGCAGCCCTCCCCTTTGGAACTATTTCACCAGGTCGCCTACGCCACATGTAAATAGCTTCACGGGTTATCCCATAAAAATCGGCAACCCTCTGAACAGAACCAAAAAACTGGACAAGTTCATCAACTCGCATTTAGCCCTCCTTCAATCTAATTATTTTTAGACTAAATGATAATTTTTTTTAGGTCAATGCAATCTAAAATAATTTATATTCAATTCACGGGAGAAAATGATGGAAAGCCTTGGCATCAGGCTAAAGAGACTCAGAAAAGATAAGGGACTAACCCAAGTAGAACTGGGTAAGCTTTCAGGTGTAACTGGAGTTACTGTAGGGTACTGGGAGAAGGATCTAAACGAACCTGGTAGTAAAGCTCTAAGTAAATTAGCCCAGGCATTAGGAACTACTGAGTCCTACCTCCTGTATGGAGTATCGTCTCCTGAATCATCTTTTATGCAGATCAATCCAGGCTCTCAGATCCCCTATTTTTCTTGGGGTGACGCGATTTCTTTCCTAATTTTAGAAGGAGAGAAAGCTATGGGAAATGTCGATAGGATCACCACATTCTTTGATGTCGAGGAAGGTGATTTTGCCGTTTCAATGCCTGATGACACTATGCATAACCCAACTGGGTCGCCGAGCATCCCAGTTGGTGCCACAGTGATCCTAAGGCCTAGAGAAAGTTATAAAAATGGTAGCATCGTCGCTGTAATAGTTCCGGATCCGCTTACAAATGAACCATCTATGACTATAAAAAAATTAGTTATTGATGGAAAGCTTGCGTACTTAAGCCCTCTTAATCCACGCTATCAATCATCTTTGCTTACACCAGAGTGTAAAATTGTTGCCGTAGCAAAAGGCGTACAGTTCAACTTATAGCCCCGTCAAACCCTTTAATCTGAGGTCGGCAATGCCGACCTTTTTTTTAAATTATTTTAGATTTTCGCTTGACTAAAAAACTAAATACTTTTAGATTTATCACATACCCAACCCGCCCCACAGAATGCAGGGCAATACTTCGAGTTACCAGGCAGTGGTCAGGGGTTAAGTAGCCAGCCCGAGGCGTAAGAACATGACGGCAGGGTTCAACTTTAACTATGCAGCAGGTTTTTGTTCCGCCACCCCGGCGTTAAAGGGAAATGAGGTCAGCATGGATACTATCGATCTTGGCAACAACGAATCTCTGGTATACGGCGTGTTTCCAAACCAGGACGGTACGTTCACCGCGATGACGTATACCAAAAGCAAAACGTTTAAAACCGAAGCTGGCGCGCGTCGCTGGTTAGCCAGAAATACTGACTGATGAGGTTAACGATGGAATTTAAAGATTTACCGCTATCAATCCAGGAGATTGCAGCACACACACTACGTCAACGTCTGAACGAAGCTATGGCTGAATCTGCAACGAAAGAAACCATTGATAACATGGCTCGTAATGTGCACGATGCGTTTACCGGATTGTATTTCTGTGCGTCTGTAAATAAACACGACCCAGAGAGTGTGGCAAAGAAAATTGCAGAAACGACAGTGCAAAACATCAATACGAAACCAACCGAAGACGAAATTGACCAGCCTGCCAGTGAACAAAAGAAAGAAAAATCGCCATATGCGGGGAACATGTTTGTTTATGACAAACTTATCCGAATTCGTGGCGAAATTCCGACTGAATACCTGGCAAAAATTCACCAGGCATTACTTAAAAATCTGGAAACGGAAGTATTTGATGGCAACACCAACGGCTCCTTCGTGGTGTCAGCCCTCACAAAAGAGTGGGATACAGATAATCGCCGGAATGTTGCTACATGGTTATTCAGCAACAAAGCTGCTGCCCTGGAAGCTGCGGCCTGTATTTGCGACCTGCTAAGGACAGACCGCAAATACAACCTGGATGTGTATAGCTATATTTATGCTGAACACTATCCACTCTGGATTGACTGGTTTAAAGGGTAACACCTGCGGGACCGAGCCGACCAGCACCACGATTATTTTATCCTCCATTAAGGGGTGAATTAAAAATGGAGACCAACACGCTGCTACGTGTGGTCGTGCGCCGGACACGGATAACCTTCCGGCATGCTCTTTAACAATCTGGATATCCACAACAGCAATAACCTACGGATTGCTGCTCAATGCTCTACCTATCTCTTCTTCAGATGGGGGCGGTATATAGTCATCATTGCGTTCAAATTTAAAGCGCGAATCACATTTCAGGCATTTAGAAATATGGAACTTATCATGCTCACCAATTTCAACAGGTTGAAGTATTGCTATTACACCATGCTGATAGCAATTGGGACAGGCATAGTGAAAACATGTGTCTTCTTCGTCGAGGCTGTTCCTGAAAGCATAGACAAAATGCCCAAAACCAGTTTTGTGTATCGTATAGCATTCAAGTTTTCGATTACGCTCGTCAATTTCATGACATTTTTGCTTAAGCAAGAGTATTTCCTCGTACTGAAGCGCGAGCGTTTTCGCTAGCTCTGCGTTCTGTATTTGTAAGTCTGCCAGTTGGCGACGCATTTCGTAGACAGCCTTTTCACGTTCAGATTGGCTTTTTGCATCAAGTATTACCTGTAATAAATCAATCGAGACTTTAATTGCCGTTATTGATGAAGTTATTCCAGATAGCATTCTTAACTCTCTGTGTTGTTGGGGTATCCGGATTATACAAATTTCTTGTTGTTGGGGAACAACAGGAACCACCTCGCCTGATGTGGTTAAAAGCAGGCACACAACACGAAAGCGCACGGCGAAGGTTTCTTTTCCTTAGAAGGCTTGTCGTTAGATTTCTTCGACCGTGCGCTTCCGGTTGTGGCAATCCGCGAAATGGCGCGGCGGTAAGTATGGCGGGGTTATCCTTACCCCCACTGGTAGCACCGGGTTGTCAGGTTGACCATACGCTTAAGTGACAACCCCGCTACAACACTCCATGTTGAGTATTGACCTTTGGCGGCATCAGTTTAATTGCTGGCTGATGTCCGCCCTTTTTAAAGTGAATTTTGTGATGTGGTGAATGCGGCTAAGCGCACGCGGAACAGTTAAAAGACCATTTGTTCTCCGTATCAATACTTATGGGTAGGTACTTGCAGGCGGGTCCCTGTATTCCGGCGTTAATTGTTAACTGGTTAACGTCACCTGGAGGCACCAGGCACCGCATCACAAAATTCATTGTTGAGGACGCGATAATGGAAACGTTATTACTCAATTCCACTACGCCTGAGACTCGTTTTGAAATTGGCGTTATCACTGGCGATAAAAACTTTATTGAAGATGCCATTAATCAGATAAAGCATGAGCCAGATTCATCAAATGAGATATGCATTGCTTCAATGCTGGCCCGTTTACGCCCGACGCAAAAAGGATGCTGGCAATGAATACCACATTTGCACTTGTTCTGACGGTTTTTCTTGTTTCCGGTGAACCAGTTGACATGGTTATTGGCGTATACAGCTCAATGAAAGAATGCATGGCTGCCGCAGATGAACAGAAAATTCCCGGTAACTGTTATCCGGTCGATAAAGTTATTCACCAGGATAATAACGAAATCCCGGCAGGACTTAAAACAGCGCCGTAATTGATATTCGGTTTCATTTTTATATGTCAGCAATGACAGGGATTTGTTCACCCTTAAATCTGTAATGAGGTTTATCAATGAGCACTGATAAAGAAGAATTTGCATTATATTGTGAAGCAAAAAATGACAAAGTCAGAAAACGCCTTGGAATTAAAGGTGGTTTTTACTGGACTACAGCAAAAAAATTATCTGTTGCCATCTCCCGCTGCATTACCGCAATGGATGACAACGATTATGATGAAGACGACTTTAAAAAACCCGTCCGCGTCCATTTACCCGTTGTGAATGACCTTCCACCTGAAGGCGTGTTTGATACTGAATTCTGTAACCGTTACGAAAAAGGCGGGGAAGATGGCATCACAATGGTATTTATCGCGCCCTCACCCTCTGCGCAGGACAAACCAGCCAACACTGACAATACCAACGTCAACGGCGAAGACATGACTGAGATTGAGGAGAACATGCTCCTGCCGGTTTCAGGTCAGATTCTGCCTGTTCGATGGCTGGCACAGCACGGCAGCGAAAAACCGATCACACACGTTTCGCGGGACGAACTGCGCGCATTACATAACGCACAGGATGAAAAACTTCCCGCCGTTACCGCGCTGGCTATCTCAAATAAAGCAGCGCAACTCGAACCGCTGGAGATTCGCGATCTCCACAAACTGGTGCGAGACACTGACAAAGTTTTCCCCGCCCCCGTAAATTCGGACCTGGGACTGATAACTTCTTTTATCGAAGCATACCTGGACGCCGACTACACCGATCGCGGTCTGCTGACAAAAGAGTGGATGAAAGGAAATCGTGTTTCGCGTATCACCCGTACGGCTTCCGGTGCAAATGCCGGTGGCGGGAACAAAACCGATCGCAATCCGAATTTAGTACACACCTTCGATACGCTGGATGTGGAGACTGCAGCAGCCACACTTCCGATGGATTTTAATATTTATGAAATTCCGGGTAGCGTTTATCGTCGCGCAAAAGAAATCGTCCTGAAAAGAGAAAGTCCGTTCAAAGAATGGTCCGCAGCACTTCGCGCAACCCCGGGTATTCTGGATTATTCCCGCGCCGCTATTTTTGCACTTATCCGGAGCGCTCACCCTGAGTTTTATCACTACCCGGGACGCCTTCAGGGGTATATCAACGCCCACTTAACGGAGACTGATCACGAGAACCCCAGCAAGGAAACTCTCACTGCTGCACGACATACACCGGAAAAAGATATCCTGGAAGAAGTTAACCGCGAACTGGCTGCTGAACGCGAAACAGAAGAAGAAAAAAATAATGAGGAAAAATCACAACCGTCTGACGCAATGGCAGATGAACAGGCAACGGCCGAAGCAATGGAGCCGGATACAACTGAACATCACCAGGACACGCAATCGCTGGATACTCAGGAACAGGTAGATCCAGTTAAACAGGTAAAAGTTACCGCTGACGAAGTAAACAAAATTATGCAGGCAGCCAATATCAACCAGCCTGATGCCGACAAAATACTGGCAGTCCATCGCGGTGAGTTCGTTGACGGAATTAGCGACCCGAATGATCCGAAATGGGTTAAGGGGATTGAAACCCGCGATTCTGTGAACCAGAACCTGCCCGAATCGGAACAAAACGACCAGAAAGCGGAACAGAACAGCCCAAATACGTTACAAAACGAGCCAGAAACGAAACAGCCTGAACCAGAAGAGCAACAAGAACCGGAAAAAGTCTGCACCGCCTGCGGTCAGAGCGGTGGCGGCAACTGCCCTGATTGTGGCGCGGTGATGGGCGACGCAACATACCAGGAAACATTCGATGAAGAGAATCAGGCTGAAACTCAGGAAAATGATCCGGAGGAAATGGAAGGCGCTGAACATCCGAACAATGAGAATGCTGGTAACGATCAGCATCACACCAGCGATAGTAAAACTGGCGAGGCGGCAGATCCCTTAATTACGGTGAACAGTCATCACATTATCACATCCACCAGCAGGGTATGGCACCATCTGATGATCGACCTTGAAACGATGGGAATTAACAGCAATGCGCCCATCGTAGTTATTGCTGCAGTGTTTTTCGATCCGCAGACCGGGGAAATCGGACCGATATTTTATGTTGTCATCAGTCTGGTTGACGCAATGGACAAAGGTGCTACTCCCGATGGTGACGTAATCGAATGGTGGCTGGCGCAGTCCAGCGAGGCCAGATCTGCAATATTGGTAAATCAAATTCCGTTAGATGATGCACTATTGCAATTGCGGGAATTTATCGACGAAAACTCCGGTGAATTTTTTGTTCGGGTCTGGGGAAATGGAGCCAGCTTCGACAACGTGATTTTACGCCGTTCATATGAACGGCAGGGTATCCCCTGCCCGTGGCGTTACTGCAACGATCGCGATGTGCGCACAATCGTTGATCTGGGAAAAGCCATAGACTTCGATGCCAGAACAGCTATTCCGTTCGAAGGCGTACGCCATAATGCACTGGATGATGCCCGCCACCAGGCAAAACAAGTTTCAGCTATCTGGCAAAAACTGATCCCGAGTCAGGTTGATTTTTAATGTTCAACCCTGATCGCCGTCTCCGAATTATATTGGCGGCGGTCATGCTGTAAGGCACGTGACCACATGTACGAATTAACTCTATCGCCAGCAGAGATTCAAGAGATCACGAGATACGAGCGATACACAAGACAGCAACACCAGTTAAGGCTGCACGGAATTCCATTTGTAACCGGACCTAAAAATGAACCAATAGTTCTTCGCAAGGACGTTCCGCTAGGGCTGACATCGATACCGGATGCATCTGAACTGGTTTCTGCCGAACCTGATTTTGAGGCACTAAATAATGGGAAGACCAAGAATAAACAAAAAAGATAATGTACTGCCACCACGGGTTAGATCGAATGGTTACAGTTACGTATGGAAACCCAAAGGAAGCACGAGAACGATAAGGCTCGGAAGGGTGCGGGAAACCAGCGTGGCTAAAGTCTGGCAAAATTATGAACTGGAAAAGGCAAAACTCCACGACATAATGACCGTCGCTAAATTATGGCACATGTTTATGGACTCCCCTGCATTTACAGAATTGGCACCCCGAACTCAAAAAGATTATCGACAACATCAAAGGGCGTTGCTGGCGGTATTCGGAAAAGTGCTTGCTGATAATGTAAAAATTGAGCAGGTAAGAATTTTCATGGATAAACGGGGGCTTGAGAGCAAGACCCAGGCAAATCATGAACTGGCAAGTCTGAGTCGCGTATATGGATGGGGGTATGAGCGTGGGTATGTGAAAAATAATCCATGCAAAGGAGTCAGAAAATTCACGCTTAAAGCCCGTACTGTTTACATCACCGATGAACAGTATGCTGCGATATATGCGGAAGCAATTCCACAGTTACGTATTGCAATGGAGATATCCTATCTTTGTGCGGCAAGGCTCGGTGATGTACTCGAGCTGAAATGGCAGGATATTATGGATAAAGGGATTTACATTGAGCAAAACAAGACCGGCACTAAACAAATCAAGGAATGGTCTCCGCGATTACGCACAGTGATCCAATTAGCCCGAAATGTATCTTCCGGCACATGCGAGTATGTGATCAACACAACCAAAGGCGGGAAGGTCATAGCTAAAACGCTGAACAACTGGTGGAATCAGGCTAAACGTGCAGCCGAGCAAAAAGCCGACGTTCCGTTTGGGTGCAACTTCCATGACATAAAAGCCAAAGGGATTTCAGATTACGAAGGCAGCAGCCGCGACAAACAAATTTTCAGTGGGCACAAAACAGAAAATCAGGTGTTGATTTATGATCGCAAAACAAAAATCACGCCAACACTGGATCTACCTCTTGTGGTCAGTAAGTAA